GAAAGATTGGAGATTAGTGACAAACTATCTCTAGTCTTTTCTGAATGGAAGAAGTCTACAGGTTTTAAAACATACAAGAGAGATAATATTAAAAAAGGAATTAAAGCAGGAGTACCAGTTGAACAATTTAAAACTGAAATCTTTAATCCAAACTCACGTGACCACATAGCAGACAGATTACAAAAAGTATTAGGGTGGAAACCTAAATCATTTACAGCAACAGGAAAACCAGAAGTGAACGAAAAAATACTAAAAGCACTTCCATATCCTGAAGCAAAACTATTAGCTGAATATCTTATGATAACAAAAAGATTAGGACAGTTAGCTGATGGTGAACAAGCATATTTAAAATTAAACAAAAGAGGGAAAATTTATGGAAAAGTTATTACGAATGGGGCTTTATCAGGCAGGTGTACGCATCATCACCCAAACCTTGCACAATGCGTTAGCAGTGGTTCGCCATTTGGTAAAGAATTTCGTGCCTTATTTACTTCTCCTTCCAGTATGGTTATGTGTGGTATTGACTTTTCTGGTTTGGAGTTGCGTGTGTTGGGGCATTATCTCAACGTATATGACAATGGTGATTTTTCAAAAAAACTTTTGGAAGATGATATACATACCATCAATCAAAAGGCTACAGGATTACCCACACGTAATAAAGCTAAAACTTTCATATATGCTTTCATTTATGGGGCAGGAAATGATAAACTCGGTGAAATCCTTGAAGTCAATAATGACGAAGCCAAAAGAGTAAGACATAAGTTTGAAGCATCTTTACCTGCACTTAAAACATTAACTACAAGTGCAAGACATAAATTTAAAACATCAGGTTTTGTAAAAGGTTTAGATGGTAGGAAGTTATTACCAAGAGCAGAACACTCAGTTTTAAATACACTTATTCAATCAGCAGGGGCTTTATTAGTAAAGCAAGGTACAATTATATTAAATGAAGAACTACACAGAAATGGATTTGTGTGGGGTAAAGATTATGCAATGGTTTTACATGTGCATGATGAAATGCAGTTTGTTGTACAAAAAGATAAACTAGAAAAATTTAAAGAGATAGCCAAAGGTATGTTTAAGAAGACCCAAGAACATTTTAATTTTAAAACAGAATTAGATGGTGAGATGAAGGTCGGACAGAATTGGAGTGAAACACACTAACAAGTTTGACCTTGACCTAAAGTTTGGTCAGAGTAAAGAAAACGAACTTCAGATAGCAATAGAAGGCAAAGTAGAATGTAAGGCAGATAGATTAACTGTCAGAACAGGTAATGTATTTATTGAGATTGAAAGTAGAGGAAAGCCATCAGGTATTATGGTCACTACTTCTAAATACTATGCCATTTGTCTTGTTGTAGAAAAACGTAAAGATGACGTTTGGATTTTAGTACCAACAAAACTTCTTAAAAAACTTATGAAAAAATTCCCCATTAAAAATGGTGGAGACAAGTGGACTTCTAAAGGACACATCATACCAAAATGCGAACTATTAAATCTAGAAATGTAATATGAAAAAACTACTTAAAAATAAAATTAAATTACCAGAACTAGAAGATGCAGACTTTCCATATAAATTTTATATGTGCTATTGGTCTGACATAATTAGTTGTAGTAATTGGGCTAGTCTACCTGACATAAAAAAATCTAAAACAGCAGTGTGTATAACTATGGGTTGGTTAATACATACATCAAAAGAAAAATACGTTTTCATTGGTGACATTAATTTTAATGATGATGGCACAATCAATGAAGGTGGAAACTCAACAGTAATACCAAAATCAAATATCTTAAAACTAAAGGAGATAAAACTATGAAAACTTTAAATAGTTTTCTTAAAGATACTAAGAAGACAATGTTAATAGATAGTGATTTATTAGCATACAAGGTCACTTCTTCATTAGAAGAACCTATAGACTGGGGTCACGACCAGTGGACATTACACTGTGACTTTGCAGTAGCAAAACAATTATTTGCACAATCAATTCACTTTTATATGAAACTTACAAACGCAGGTAGTTTTGTAAATGTATGGAGTGATAGTAATAATTTTAGAAAGCAAATAGATAGTGACTATAAATCATACAGGAAAGGTATAAGAAAACCTGTTTGTTATAAAGCACTTAGAGATTGGGTTATTAAAACATACCCAAGTAAAGTTTATAAAAACCTAGAAGCTGATGACACTATTGGAATATTAGCTACAGGTGAATATAAAAATAAATGTGTAATTATATCTGGTGATAAAGATATGCGTACTATACCTGCATATCATTGTTCAATATTAGATAATCAAATTGAAAGAGTTGATGAACAATTAGCAGACTATAATTTTTGTACACAAGTATTAACTGGAGACCAAACTGATGGATATAAAGGTTGTGTTGGGGTTGGTCATGTTAAAGCCAGTAGATTACTAGATGCTAAAAAAACACTAGTAGAAAACTGGAAAGCAGTAATTGATGAGTATTTAAGAAACAAATATACAGTTGATGATGCTTACCATCAAAGCCGATTAGCAAGAATACTAAGAAGTGGCGAATACAATCTAAAAACAAAACAACCTAAATTATGGAGTTATCAGTATGCTAAGTACAGAGATACTAGACAAAGTAAAAAAGCTAGTTAGCAAAGATAGGGAAGATAAACATGGAGATAAAGTTATTAACCATGAAAATATCTCTAGATTGTGGAGTGGCTATTTACAAAATAAAACAAAACTAAATATTGTACTTTTACCTGAAGATGTAGCTAATCTTATGACACTACTAAAGATAGCACGAAGTCAGGGGGGAAAGTTTAATATTGATGATTACGTTGATATGTGTGGTTATTCAGCGATTGCAGGAGAGATTGGAAGCAAAAGACAGCAATTAAGTACCACTTTAGGAGTATCTAATGATAAAAAAGCCAAGAATAAGTGAAGAAGTCATTAAATACTTAGACGAATTATTTCCTGACAAATGTCCAAATCTAGAAGAAACAGAAAAACAAGTCTGGTTTAAGGCAGGTCAGAGAAGTGTCGTTAATCATTTAATTAAGGAACAAAAAGTTCAAGAGGAGAAGTAGTACATGTGTTTATCACCTAGAAAACCTGCACCACCCCCAATGCCTGAGCCTTTGCCACCTGCAACACCTTCAGTTTCAAATGCTACTACAAAACAAAAAGCACCAACTGAAGCAAGTACAGATGCAAGTAGAGATACTTCTGTAGCTTCAAACTACAGCAGAAAGAGAACAGGTAGAGGGTCATTAAGAATACCTTTATCTGGTGGAAGTGGTGTAAATTTTCCAACTAGCTAATAATGGCAAGTTATACGTTAAAAGAAAAACCTGAGAATTATAAAGAAAATTCAGTTGCAGGGCAGTACCAAAAGCTAGAGATTGAAAGAGAAACATATTTAGAAAGAGCAAGAGAAAGTGCAGAACTAACTATTCCTCATTTATATCCAATGAAAGGATATAATGCGAACACAGAATATTCAACACCATACCAGTCAGTAGGAAGTAGAGGTGTTATGAACTTAGCATCAAAATTGATGTTAGCTTTATTCCCACCACAAGCACCATTTTTTAGAATTGATGTAGATGAATTAGTCTACAAATCTATTCAAGGTGACCCCAAACAGAAAAAATTAATTGAACAAGGTTTAGCCAAAATTGAGAAATCAGTTATGGATAACATTGAAGTACAGAACGATAGAGTTGCTGTATATGAAGCACTAAAACATTTAATTGTTTCTGGCAATGTTCTATTACATTTAACTGACACTGGATTAAGAGTTTATAGACTAGAAAATTATGTAGTCAAAAGAGACCCACAAGGTCATGTAATGAAAATTATAATTAAAGAAAGTGTAGTGTCAGATACTTTACCACCTAAAATACAAAAAGCTATTGGTGGAGAATATGACAACCAACAAGAAAAAACTTGTGACTTATATACTTGTGTAAAACGAATGGGTAAAAAGTTTATGGTACATCAAGAAGTAAAAGGACATGTACTTTACACAAAAGAATATACAGATGAAACTTTACCATTCATTGCATTAAGATTTAATAGAGTTGATGGAATGAACTATGGTAGAGGGCATGTTGAAAGTTTTATTGGTGATTTAAAAAGCCTAGAAGGATTATCAAGAGCAATACTAGAAGGAAGTTCTGCTTCAGCAAAAATGTTATTTATGGTTGCACCTAATGGTACAACAAGAGTATCTAATATTGCTAAAGCACCTAATGGTGCAATTATAGAAGGTTCAGCTTCAGACGTATCAGTATTACAAGCAAATAAATTTGCAGACTTTAGAGTAGCAATGGAACAGATGCAAAGAATAGAACAAAGATTACAGTTTGCATTTTTGTTAAATGCTTCAGTACAAAGACAAGCAGAACGTGTGACTGCTACAGAAGTACAATTAATAGCAAATGAATTACAAGATGCACTAGGTGGAGTGTATGGAATATTAACTACAGAATTTCAACTACCTTACATAAATACTAAATTAGCTATGTTAAGGCAGAAGAAACTACTACCTGATTTACCTAAAGACATAGTCAAAGTTAAGATTATTGTTGGAATGGAAGCATTAGGTAGACAGTCAGATAGATTGAAACTACTTCAATTTATTTCTGACCTTGCAGGAACTTTAGGTTCAGAGGTACTTGCAAAATATATTAACCTTGATGATGCAATTAAGAAATTTGCAATAGCAAATCAAATTGATACATCAGGTTTAATTAAATCAACTGAACAAATCCAAAACGAAGAACAACAAGCACAACAACAACAGATGGCACAGCAGATGCAGAATACTGCAACTGACCCTAGAGTAGCAATAGAAATGGGAAAACAATTCGCTAACTCTGGTGGCACTGCAAATGTTGAAGGTGATGAGTTAGTCTTAAATCAACAGGAGTAATATATGTCTACAGAAAAAGTAGAAATCAACGAAGCAGTAGCACAAAAATCAACAGAAGAACAAGTTAAAGAATTAAAAGAACAAGGTATTGATGTTAATACTTTGCAAAGTGAAGATGGTACAACAATAGTTGCAACAGAACCAGATACACAAGCACAGAATGTTGAAAATCAAAGACCAGAATGGTTGCCTGAGAAATTTAAAAATGCAGAAGATTTAGCTAAAGCATACTCAGAATTAGAAAAACAATTCTCATCTAAAAAAGATGAACCAGTAAAAGAAGAAGCTAGTGAAGATTTAACTATTCCAAAAGAAGAAGTTAAATCACCAGAAAGTATTTCATTAGATAAGTATTCAGAAGAATATGCAGAAAAAGGTGTACTATCTGAAAAGAGTTATCAAGATTTAGCTAAACAAGGATTACCTAAAGATTTAGTTGATGGCTACATTGAAGGACAAAAAGCTATCGCTGATACACAAAGTGCTGAGATACAATCAGTTGTAGGTGGTAAAGAACAATATGGTGAACTTATGCAATGGGCTAGTGATAATCTACCAGAAGCAGAAGTGAAAGCATTTAATGATTTAACTTACACTGGAACTACAGAACAAATTAAAATGGCAGTTCAAGGTCTAATGACTAAAGCAGGTGTATCACCAAATTCACCACAACAAGAAATGGTACAAGGTGATGTCAATAATATATCTACTGAACAATTTACTTCAGTTGCACAAGTGACAGAAGCTATGAATGATAAGAGATATGAAACTGACCCTGTATTTAGAAAAGAAGTAGAACGAAAACTTGCTAATAGTTCAGTATTTTAATGGAAAGAA